TTTTTCGTACATTCTCTTGGACTACATTTAATCCATAAAGATTATTTCCCAAAGCATGAGATAATGTCTTACCCTGAATTACTGCGGGGACATATTTGCCTATTGTTTCTATGTCTTTCTTATCTAAATATCTTAATCGCAATCCTATTAACCTATCATTAATATCATAATGGGGAATAGTGATTGCATCATGTTCGCCCCAATAACCGATTCCAAATCTTCCAAGTGCTTCTCTTGAAATATTATCATTCAACCATATTTCATGAGGACGATAATCAAATATCTCTAATACGTTTGGATTAATTTCACTTAATACTGGGACAGGATATTCTTTTTTATTTAAATATTTAGAAATATTTTTTATCCAAGTAACATCTGATTCTTCAGTTTCATCAATAATAGTTTTGTTACCTTCAATCAAATGCCCAGTCATTTGGGCTATTTGATAGAGAGCTTTATACCAAGTCATTACTTTTCCTTGCACTCTTTTTGCTCTAATATACAGTTCTATTATTCCAAAACTTTCAGAACAACCTGAATAACAATGAAAGGTTCTTCCTTTATAACCTTTTAATTCGTTTGGTTCGTGATAATAATATAATTTGTAACTATTATTTTCATCAGGGAGATTGTGACAGATAGTTTGAAAAATCATATTCCCTTCTCTATCTGTCTTTGGTTCTCCTGACCCCAATGACATCACTATTTTTTTTATGTCCTCTTTTGTTAAAGAATCTAATATTGCTTTTTTATTTAAATACATGATGTCACCGCCTCTAGAATATAAATTTACTTGGTTTATTATTTGGTTTTATATTTTCTTCTATATCTATTTCTTCTTTTATATCTTCGTTTACTTTCTTATCTTCTGTTTCATTCTCTTCTTGAGACGTATCTATTTTTTTATCTGCTGTAGTGATTGGTACTGAATATTCCTGTACTAATTTTTTGACAGCAGTTGCTTTAGTAATATCTATGTTAATGACATGAGTTATATCATAGTCAGTAATAAACAATGGCTTCTCAGTCATAGTACCTAAATCAACTTTACTCCAAATAATAATTCGAGTATACTTACCTCTTCTTACTTTATAAATCCAGTAAGCCATATTCGGAGTCTCCATTCCAATAAATTTTTGTCTTATTGGTTGAAGCTTTTTTAATTCGCTTGGGCTAGGTTCTACGGTAATCGCTCCAACATCCAGCTTATTAGCTAAAGCTTTACTACCTTGTAAAAGGTTTGCATCTTTATGTGTTGAAGCAATTGTTTCTGAATTAACCTGAGAAGCGGTCAAAATAAACACATTTAATTTTTCAGCAATAGCTTTAAGTTCCGTTGCAAAAACTAAAAGCATCTGATATTCTTTTAAGCCACCACCTGATTTGTTATTTATCTCAGACATCAATCTTAACGAACTATGAATATAATCAAAGATAAAATACTGCACACCATATTGACGATTATATTTCTTTATAATATTAGTAATATCTGTGATACTAAAATCAGGGATATGTTCTATAAACAAAGGACTATCTTCAATATATCCAATAGATTTAACAACTCTTTCTTTTTCTTCTTTTGTAAGAGTACCGTTCAAAATTGATGCTTCATTTACTTTACTTACCGCAGACATAAATAAAGTCTGAATTTCATCAGGCGGCATTTCTGTTGTGATATATAACGTAGGTTCGGAAAAGCCTGTGTAAATATAATCGTTTTCATCATCTGACCAAACATACGGAACAGCCATTGTACAAGCATCACCTGCGGCTAATCTTGATTTACCATAACCAGATGGAGCAGAACGCATATATAATTTTCCTAATCTCGCACCTCTTACAATCGAATTAAAAAACTCGTTATTCAATGGTAATCCAATATCAGGCTCTTCCTCAAAAGAATCAAGTAACTCTAACATACCTTCTCCAGCTTGAATACCAACACTCAACGTATTTGTGCAATATCTCATATTGGGAGTAATAACCATTTTGCTTTCAACTCGTTCTACAATTTCTTGCAAACTCATTTCATCAAAAGCAAATTTCTCTTCGGGATGCATTGTTACTTTTTGTGGGTCATAGATACAACGAGTATCAAAACCTTCTTTTTCATAATACCGAAGCAATCCTAACTTACGCAACGAACGATAATATGTAGGATAGTTCTCCACCTTTACCGCTTGAGAAAGAGATAATAAGATTCCTAATCCAGTTGCTTTGGTAAAAACTGCATACTGTTCAGGAAAAGCAGACAAATATCCATCTACTGCTACGGCATCAATATTTTCAGCACCTTGATTCCACAAATTAAAGATTGCCGCATAGGACATTTTATAAAAAGAATCTGTTTCAAAATCATCTTCTGAAAGCGGATAATCTACGTTATCTATTAAAGAGTTATCCGCTAATAAACATCCAAGAACTTGTCCCATCAGAGCAGTGTCTGATAGTCCTTTCAATTCCGCTACGTTCATTCTCCCTCCTTAATAGATGAAATATCAATCTTTTTACATTTTCTTTTTCTTCTTTGGGGATTTATTGTAACAGTTCGAGATTGATATAATTGTGAAGTATCTATTGATTCCATTTCTTTTTCGATGCTTTCAATACTGTTAAAGTACCTTTCAGTTTCCGAATAATAATATGGAATCAAACCTATTACATTATCAGTTAAAACTTTCTGTAAAATTTCATTTAAATAAATTAATGTGTTGTGCATTTTCTTATATGTAAATTCATATTTTCTGATATAGTCTTCCGTTAATGCATACATTTTTACAGGTAAGTTATCTTCATTAAGTATTGTTCTGATGTAATTGTAATAGGCTTTTTTCTCTTGATATTCTTGTTCTGATAATGCTTTTTTTGGTTCTCGTCTTTCGGGTTTTGGTATTTTTTGTTTCTCTTTTTTCTTTTTTGCTTCTTTTTCTTTTTTCTTTTCTGAATTCATTTGCTTTGTGACATTAACCGCAATATCAAAACACTTTCTATGATAAGTTCGTCCTTTATATTCTATTGAGGGAGCGTCTCTTTCGATTCGCTCCCCACAATATGGACATTTCTTTAAAGCACCTCTAGCCAATTATCTCAGCTCCTATAATGCTCATTATTCTTAAAGTCCTAATTCAGCTACCTTATCCTTAAGATTGTCAAGAATAATAACCATCGCATCCAACTGTCGTTTTGTACACTCGGTTACCTTTCGTCCCGGCCCAAGAGTATCTTCAACGATTTCTGTTAACTCCTCCATATGGTCTGCTTCGGCCATCTTCTGACCGTAAACCATTAATTCTTCCATAACTTTGTCATAGTCATATTTCTCTGTGGTATTCTGTGCTTTCTGTTCCTGATAAGAGATTGCTTCTACACCAGTTTTATCCACTAAACCCTGAATACCAACATTGATAGCATCCTCTAAAGCAGCGGCTGACCACTCAGGAAGATAAGTCGGGGTTGTATCAAAACGAGAACGTGCAAAGTATCTGTCGGTTTCTGCTAAATAAGCTGAAGAAGGAATTACCTTGCCATCTTCATCAACACCATTAGACTCAACATAGATTACATAATCAACCCAATCAATAATAGGATTAATAGACCTTTTATCTCCCTTGGGGGTAATCTTTCCATCCTTTTCCTGTGCATGAGCAATGAATACTACCGTATAATCACAAGAAAGAAGAGTATTGACAAGCTTAAAAAATTCCTTTTCATAAGCCTGATAAAGATTTACCTTACCACCTTCAACAGTGTCGCCAAGAGTTAACGCACCCTGTCCAATTACATTCTGAATGTACTCCTGACATAAAAGGGCGGTTGCATAAACCTCATCAATAATAATAGTATCATACATTTCTCTTGCCTTTTTTACTGTCGCAGGACTAGTAAATTGCTTAACGATTTTCTTAATATCACTCCATGAATTAACACGAATATAAGAAACGCCTACAGTCGCATTAAGACCACTCTCTGAAGCAATAACAAAAGGCTTTGACATCTTAACTGCCTGAGATGTCTTGCCCACGGAGTTACCCCCGTAGACAAGAATTGATTTACCAGTTAAACCGCTTGAAACTTTACTAATCTGTGGATTAAAAATATCTACAATTGCCATAATTACTCCTTTTATATTATTTAATTTGCTTTGCCTTACTTTAATTTAGTTTGTTATTAATACTGTTTTATACTTTTATTTAAAATCCAGCACTCATTGTGAGCTTTCTACCACGAGAAGCGGCACTAGGCTTAGAAGAAGCTCCAACATTACCTGAAGCCTTTTCAGCATCGATTTTATTCTGTCTTTCCTGAATAGCGGCATTGATAACTGCGGGGTCGTATGGTGCTTTTTCGGTAATACCTTCAGCATAAGCTTCGCTTGCACCAGTAATAACCAATTCATTCTTAAAACTAACTGTCTTTTCAATTTTGGGCTTACCAATTGCAACCGGGATTTCCTTGGTAACTTCAACACGATTATTAACTACATCTCCATAAAAGCAGACTGTCTGCTGTGGAGCAAATACACTGGATACTGCATCAGCGATATTATCATCTTCAGGAGCGACCAATTCAATCGGCTCAATTCCATTAAATGTAGGTAACCAACCTTTAACAATTACCCTTCCTGTCTCCATTCCTTCCTTGTCTACCTCGGGACGAATTCCAGAAATAAACAATTCAATAGAAAACTCGGCTCTTGGATTTGCGTTCTCACGATTATTAATTCTGTTGAAGAAATTGGAGCGGTATCCAACAAACTCTCCACCATTTCTACCACGGTAGGGATTAACATCTCCTGTTACTCTAATGTAATCTGCCTCTTCTGCCCCAACATCTGCAATTGACTTGTATTCATTCATCACTGTAACCAATCCAGCATAAGCCTTATTTTCAGTTCCACGATTTGTCTTCTCTTTACAGATTACAGAAAAGCGAACAAAATTATCTTCGCTTGTTTTTACTGTAAGAGACCCTCTGATAGAATTAATTCCATCATCACCTCTAACGATATTCAAGTCTTTTTCACTTACATATCCTTCTACTACTACTTTTGCATCTGCCTGTCTTAAATTTGTATCTGCCATATTTGTTCTCCTTTTAATTAATAAGAATAAAACCTTGTATCGTTATTTATATCTAAGCCTTCATCATAATAATATTGGACGACAACTGGACAATTACATTCTTTACATTTTACTAGCTTCGTGCTATAACCGTATCCTTTTTCATCCCAATAAATATCATTATAATTAAAGCTAAATACCTGTTTACATTTCTTGCATTTAATCTTGTAATTCTGCATATCTTCTGTTCCCATGACTTCCTCCTTTTAGGGAAGGCATAAGAGGCTATTTCTGTTCATTTGTTTCTTTTGTCTTTTTAGAATACTTCTGAGCAATTTTCTCAGCAGCTATCTGTTTGTTTACCTTATAACATAATCTGTTCCAAATTGAATCCCATCTCTGTAAAGGGAGTCGAGAATCCTTTTTATTCTGCTTAATTATTGCTTCAAGCTGTCGATCCTCATCTTTCCAATTTGCATAAGGACTTTTCTCATAAGAATAATTTTTTCCTTCTTCCCGGCGTTTGGCAAATCGTTCTAACCTTTTCTGATGTCTTTTCTGTTTTTTCTCTTTATTAATTCCTCTTCTGTTCTCTTGTTTATATCTTTCGTATCTCTTTTTGTTGCTAGGGTTTTTAATCTTTGCCATAAAATCTCCTTTTATTTATATTTAATTTAATTAGTTACCACATTCCCACTATCAGGTCGCTCTTGACCTGAACAATGACATTATATCACATATTTTTAATTTTGTCAAGTACTCAATTTTTGTTTCACTTAAGCGATTCAAACAGGTGTATTCACATATGGTTTTTCAATTCTCTTCCAAGCAATTACTTTATACTTATCACTAAACGGGAGCGATCCGCATACTAAAGACCACCATGTTCCGTTCCAATATAAATCCTCAATAGATTTATCTCCATTTTTTCTATTTAAAACTGTAGTCTTATATCTTCCCGACTTCTTTGGAACAGAGCCATCAGTCATCCAATCTATATCAACTACTTCTTCTACTTCATCAAGAAGTCTTGCAACTTCCTTTTTCCATTCTTTTAAAAAAGCATTTAATTTCTGCTCTTCAAGCATTTTATAAACTGTTTCTGTTGTTAAGATATCAAGATTTTTTCTTAGTTCGTTTACCATGTGTAATCTCCTTTTGATTTATTTATAATAAATTAATTGGTTGTTTTGTTTTGCTAAAAATAATTTCTTCAACACTCTTGGCTGATATTTCTGAACTCGTTCAACATTAACCATTTCATTTTTTATTTTTCTTCTTTCAGCTAAAATATCTTTTCTCATCTTAATAATCATATAACCTTCTGAAGCTGAAAAGGTATTAAATTCTATAAAATGGTCAATATCTGTTAGCTCTTTATCTAACTGGGATAATTTATCCTTTAATTTATCTTTTCTTACAATCATGCTTTGCTTTGAATTAATCTCCTCAATTGAAATTACATTGTCATGATTGTTATTTTTAATTGCGGGTCTTTTCTCTTTCTTTTTTTCTTCTTTTTCAATTACTCGCAATCCTTTATTACGATAATTTTTAGGAAGATTCATCAATACATTATCTGCTTTAGTCTTAGTTATAAAACGTGTGGCTAAATTGCCATCTCTAGTAATATGAAAAGTATTTGTTTCTTTTCCCGCTAGATAATCTTCATTCTCGCTTTTTATAATGTAACACATGATATACCTCCTTTAGCATTTTTAATTACCTCACCATTTCTAAAAACTCATTCTCAGAAATAATCTGAACACCAAGTTCCTTTGCCTTCTTATTTTTTCCTGAAGTGGAATTTACATCGTTATTAATAAGATATGAAGTTTTTTTAGTGACTGAACCAGTTACCTTCCCACCTAAAGATTCAATCAATTCTTTGACCTCTTCTCGATTCTTAAAACGATTTACTTTTCCAGTTACTACAAAAATCTTTCCTGAAAGATTAATAGAGTTATTCTCTTTTGCTTTATCAACCTCTTTAAATTTCATATATCTAGCAAGATTGCTAATTTCTGCCTTTCTCTCTGTGGTAAAGTACTTCTTAATACTGTTATTCATTTCACTTCCAAAATTAGGAAGTACAAGCCAGTTATACCCATTAATAACTGCGTCCCAAAATGCACAAAATTCATATTTAAAATGCTTTGCAATTTCCTTACTAGCAGTTCTTCCAATCAACGGAATACTAAGTGAATAAATAAAACGGTCTAACGAACATTCTTTTGAAGATTCAATTGCCTTGAAAATATTTCTAGCACTCTGCGTTCCAAAACCGGGCATATTAATGATGTCTCTTTTATGCTGTGATAAATTATAAATATCTTCAAAACTGTTTAACCATTTTTTATCCATAAATTTCTTAATGGTTTCTTCAGACATACCTTTAATATCCATAGCATTTTTACTACAGAAGTGAACTAACTTTCCAAGTAATTTTCCTTGACAATCAGGTGAACAACAAATCAAAACATCTGTTCCATTGTCATTAATTGTTGTAGTCCTCCCACCACAGATAGGGCATTTTCTAGGTACTTCAAATGCATTTTCTGGGTTCTCTTTCTTTACACTGTTTCTAATTTGAGGAATGATTTGATTTGCCTTGTAAACAGTTATCTTCTGTCCTTCATAAGGAGTTCCAAGTAAAGAGTTCATAACAGAGATATTATGTAAACTGGCTCTAGATACTTCCGTACCTTCAAGTTCAACGGTTTCGAAAACAGCAGTGGGACACAAGCTACCTGTTTTACCCATTGTCCATTCAATATTTAATAAGGAAGTTTCTGCGTCTTCATCTTTTGGTTTCCATGCAATCCCGTTATTAAAATGATGTCCTGTTTTGCCTAATGATTTACCATAAGCAATATTATCATACTTCCATACTACACCATCACAAGGCGTCTCACAAATTTCTGCGGCTTTGATAACTGCTTCATTCTCATTATTAATTTCTGTTTCTGACAAATCTTTTTTCTTAAGACTAACAAAATAAACCGTATTAAAACCAAGTTCTAAAGCTTCATTTAAATTATCTGTCATTGAATTACTTCTGCCACCTTCAATAACATCCCAAACTAAAAATGACAATTTGCGTTCCTTTACAATTTTTGTATCTAAAGAAGCAAGAGTACCAGCCGCAAGATTTCTCGGATTTTTAAATTCTCCTGTTTTATTTATTGCTTCAAAATCATGATAATGTATTATTGCTTCTCCATCCACAATATAAGTTCCCTTCTTATTAATATGAAGGGGTACATTTTTAAACTGCTTTATATGCTCAGTAATATCATTACCTTTTTCACCATTACCTCTAGTCTCCGCAGATACAAGTTCCCCATTTTTATACATAATAGAAACAGTTAATCCA